AGGGACAATAATTGTGAGATTGCAGATAGAGCTATACGTTCAATCCTTTACTTGAATCGTTTATGTAAAGGTAATATGGTACCCGACCTCACTGAGATCGAGAAACCTTTCGAGGTTTCATCCAAATTTCGCAAAAGATTTCAGAAGTTCTTGAAAGAGAACGTTGTACCAGAACAACCAGATTTGATTTCCAAACCCAGTGTCCGTGTGGTTTCAAACGGCCCTAATAATAAGCCTAAATGGATTACAGCTGACCTAGAAGCTTACGTTCTAATGCGAAGTGAATTACATGATAATTTCAGGGATTTATGTCTTTATACTGGCAATGATGATTTATATAGATATATGAAATCACGTGCTGATACCTTAAATAGGGATCAAAGGAAAAGGTTAAGATTTTTAACAACCTTCCCAGATAAAGGAAATAAGTGCCGAATAATCGCAATTAGCGACTACTGGACTCAAGTCCTTCTCGAGCCTATTATGGCAGATATAAAGAAATATACCCGCAAGAATTTTGAAGGTGTTTCTTACGCCCATGATCACGCAGGCGGATTTAATACTTTAAAACAAAATATTAATAAAGGGTGGAAGTCTTACGATATTACATCGTGGACTGACGCCTTTCCTGCTACTCTACAATATGATTTTATGAATGCCAAATATGGCAATCTAATTGCAGATTCATGGTATAACTTAGTTGTGAACTGCTCTTGGCAAAGTCGTATTAAAAGTAAACCTCTAATAAAATACGCAAGAGGTCAGGGCATGGGCACAAATGGTTCTTTTGACATAGCCACTGCTACAGATCTTAATATTTTGAAAATGATCTATAAACAGGAATATAATCTAAAGATGTCTTCACGAACTACTGTAAAAGTAGGGGATGACTTGGGTGCTTTTGATCCTAAACTTCATATTCATAGGATCTATACTCAAGAGTTAGGTATAGATATAAATATGCAAAAAACTAAAGAAGTAACAGATGGAAACATCTGTGCCGAATTAGTTTCTCGTAATATAAACAATGGTAAAGAGGTCAGCAGAATATCTGCCAACATATGCAGAGCTGTAATCAAGAACCCATTGGATCTTGCACAACTAGCACATCATCTACATGAAAGAGGTTGTGAATTCACAATCCCAGTCAGAGATATGTTCGCATCATTAAAATATAATAATGCCTAGCAACTATGTTTGGTAAGAGCACTTTATATGCTTTGTTTAGTTCGCCCTAATGAAGGTTTAGAATTACTTAAAACCTCTTTAGAAGCAGA